GTGGACCTTGTACACCTTGTGGACCAATGTTTCCTTGTGGTCCTTGGAATCCTTGTGGACCTTGAACACCTTGAGGTCCAACACTACCTTGAATACCTTGAGCACCCTGTAATCCTTGGAATCCTTGTGGTCCTTGGAATCCTTGAGCACCTTGAGGTCCAGTAAATCCTTGGAAACCTTGTGGTCCTTGGAAACCTTGTGGTCCTTGCACCCCTTGAGCACCTTGAACACCCTGAGCACCCTGAGGTCCAAATCCTTGAGGTCCTTGAAATCCTTGTGGACCTTGTACACCTTGAGCACCTTGAGGTCCAATTAATCCTTGTGCACCTTGATAACCCTGTGCACCCTGAACACCTTGAGGTCCTTGTGCACCTTGGAAACCTTGTGAACCTTGAGGTCCTTGGAATCCTTGTGGACCTTGTACACCTTGAGGTCCTCTAAATCCTTGAGGTCCCTGTGCACCTTGAGGTCCTCTAAATCCTTGAGGTCCTTGTGGTCCAAGAGGTCCAGTTGCATTAGCCCATGTAAATCCAGCACCAGGACCAAGTGAGGTTAAAACTTTATTAAAAGTTCCTACATCACCAGCATAATTAGCAATATCTCCAGAAATTCTAACTGTAGTAACACCAATATCTACACCAACAGTTGGAACTGTTCTTCCAATTCCCAATCTTGCAGTGCTGGGAATGAAAACCAAAGAGTTTGGTGCAATATCATAAGTTGTTGCAACTCCAGATGCTCTCTGAGTTGTAAATCCAATAAATCTTGGCGTAGAGTCTGTTGGTTCTGCAACTAAATTTGCAGCATTAATTGTAACTGTAGCAATTCCCAAACCAGGAATAGCAGTTCCTGCTACACTTACACCAGGACCAACAAAGTTAATTTGAGTGATAGATCCTGCAGCACCTACAATAGTTCCTTCATCTCTAATAGTAATTCCTTGCTCAGCAACACCAGGAGGAAGAGGAATCCAATATCTTTCCCCTGGAGCAGTATCAACACTTACTAAAGCATACTGAACACCAATAGGAGGTGTACTACCTGGAGGATCTCCTAAGTTTGGTTCAGTTTGATTTAATCCTAGATATTGGTATCTATCTGGAGTTAATCTTGATTGGGGAGTTCTTAAAACTCTACGACTAAGATACTTTGCCATTATTGATTAAGAGTTTCCAGGATGCTTACTGTATACTTAAGTGGATTTGGTGATGTAGTAGAAATACCACTCATCACGATACTATCAGTCTTTAAAGCAGTTCTTTCTAGTACCAATCTGCCATCTAAAAGAATTAAAGCATCATTAGGAGGAACAGTTCCTTCAGAAATTATTTCAGTAAATACTGTACTTACGCCAGCCTGACTCCTGTTAACTCTTTTATGTGAGAATGTTACTGTCCCAATTCCTGTTCCAGTGTTAGCAACTTGTGCATAAAGAACAATGCTTGTATACCCAGTTCTGGTTGCATAAACTTCAGTATTTGAAGTGGTGCTGACAATACCAGTAACTGTCCTATATGTATTTAATGGTTGTTGTGCCATTGGTTTTTACTGACCTCCTAGTGCAATGATAAGTGGAGTGACTTCTGATTGAAGGCTCTTACTGAATGCAGTTCCACTGATTGTTCCAGTATTCTGATTGATAGTAATACCTTCACTAATTCTGAAGTTTCCTCCTTGATCCGTGCTTGTGAAAGGAACTCTTCCACCATTTGTTGCAACAATTTGATTTTCATCAATTGGCACAGCACCCTTAGAAGGAATCGAGTTAACAATATCTGTTCCTGTTCCTATATATTCAAATGTAATACCACTAGCAATAATCTTACTTGCTTGGAAGAAGTTGACTGTTGCACCAACAGAAACTGGATAAGTAATAAATTGATCAAATGTAACTGTGGTGATACCAGTTGGATCTACTGGAGTTGAAGAAACCACATTAAAGAAGAGTTCTTCCATGACTGCAACTGCAGTTGCAGTTGTTCCCAGTCCAACTCCAACAACTGGAGGAGGTGCAATTGTAACTGTTGGAGGAGTCTCATCATATCCAGTTCCAGAAACAAGAATTGTAACTTCCTGAATAGTACCATCTGTCCCCACACCATCTTCAAAAATAGTTGCTTCTGCAGCAATTCCATCATCACCAAGAGAAGGAAGACCAATAGTAACTTCTACTGGAGCACCAGCTTGATATCCAAATCCTGGATTAGTAATTTGAATTCTATTAACTGTATAATATTGAGTTCCAATAAATGTAACTTGTCCATCATAAGGTCTTTGCCCCTTTGGAAGAACTCTTGTGGGAATAGATCCTGTACCAATTTCAATAATGCTTGTAATAATACCAACATTGGTTCTAATCAAGGAATCTACTGCAACTGATCCAGTTTTTGTTACATCCTTAATTTGAGAAATGCTGCTGATTCCACTCTGATAAGAAACAGGAAGATTCTCATTTCTAATAACATAAGTTGCAATTCCTGCAATATGATCGAGTGCTGCAACTTCTCCTCTGGCAACATATCCTGGAGTAAATCCTGTTGGAACTGGATTAGAATCTCTTAGATATGTTAATGAATAATCTGAAGAATCTCTATAAGCAAGTCCAGTATCAATAGCATTACCATTACCAAGAGTTAGCATATCAAGAGCTAGTGTTTCTACAATAATCTTTGCATCACGCTTACACTTTTCTCTTCCTTTTGCAGCACCACCATAATCAAAGGATGGTCCAAATGCACCATATGGTCCAGAAGTACTAGTTACAAATCCAACAACTTCATTAGCAATAAAATCAGAATTGAGTCTTAATAGATCTACTGAATCTAAGAATGCTTGTGTTCTTCCTGCACCAACATTTAATACCAAACTATCAATATTATCTCCAACTGGTGCTGTGGTAACTACACCAACATATTGAAGTGGAGTAGTTCCATTTGCCCACAAACCATAGTTACCAAAAGAAGCATTACTATTGTTCATGTCACAGACACCACCAGTGTCATTATAAACAGCAGTATCACAACAAATAGTGAACAGAGAAACTAACTGTGCATATCCAAAGTTAGTAATTGAAACCCCAATACCACCTTGATTGTATTGTGTATAAGCATCTAGAACCATGGACTTAAATCCACTAGCTCTATTACCATCAATTCTCATTCCAACACTATCAGGAACAAAGTTTGTGCAGTTCTGCACATAAGGTGATTGCCAGTTTTGTTCTGTACCATCAGCATATCCAAGTCCCTGTGTTGGGAATGAAACCATTGCTTTTGGATTTGATGGTCCAACAAATGACATATGTGAAATATAACAACCTCTTCTCACATGGAATAGGTCAGTTTGAGATGCTGTTGTAACAAGTGTTCTTCTAAGATCTTCTCCAACAATAGCAACTCTTTCTAGAACTTGAATTGGGCCTTCTTCAACATAAAGACCAGCAAAAACTCTAATTGTATCCCCAGGTTCTGCAACTGCACATGCTCTCTTAATAGTTAAGAAAGCAGATCCAGGAGAGTTACCAATATTTTGATCATTACCATACTTAGCAACAAACCATTCATTACCTACAATTGCGCCAGGAGGAGACCATACAATTTCTCCAACTGGATTGTTAATTTTTGGTGCTGCTCCAGGACCACTATTAATAATGTTGGTTACAATTTGTCCACAAACTGTGATTGCAGAAACTACATTAGCACAAGCATTTGGATTTTGATTACTGTCTCCATCAGGAAGAAGTTCAAGGTCTAAAATTTGAGCAACACTTGTAATTCCTGAAACCTGATATGATTTTGGAATTCTGCTGTTATTAATAACATACTTAGCAAGAGTTGCAATGCTACTAAAACCAACTACAGTAGCTTGCTTAACATATCCTGTGCTAAATCCTACAGGAATGACTGCAGAATCATCAAGATACTTTAAGGTAACTCCATCATAGTAGGATAAACCTGCTCCTACTGACTTAGAGTTTCCACCCTTAGAAATATCAAAAGCAATAGCATCAACAACAATTCCAATATCTCTCTTACACTTAACTCTTCCTGTTGCTACTCCTACTGTACCATAGTCAAAGTTTGGACCATTAGCACCAAAAGGACCATCAGTGCTGGTAATGAATCCTACAATTTCATTAGCAATAAATTCTTTATTTCTTGAAAGGAGATTAGCAGCATCTATAAATCTTCCAGGAATACTGTACTTTGCACCAACAACTGAGTATGCAAAACCTACATTATTTTCTGAATCAATCAGTTCTCCTTGAATTCTAATGTCACCAGCAACATCTAGAGTTCTTGTTGGTTGTGTTGTTCCAACACCAACAATAGGGGCGATTGTTTTGACTAATGTTGAACCATCAGTCTTATAAACATCCTCTGTAGTAAATCTTTCTGCAGTAATGATGGTTCCACCAATACCAACATCAAGTTTGGCAGTTGTGGTGATTCCAGTGACTAAAAGATTTGCAATTTGAGATGCAGTAACTCTTTCTGAGGTAATTGTTGCAATACCAATGGTAGAGAACCCAACAGTCTCAGATCCAATAACTGCCTCTGTGATTGTTGCAAATCCTACAGTAGCAATGCCAATGTATCCTCTAGTGATAGAAGAAACACCTACAACCTCACTTCTGATTGTTGCAATACCAACAAATAAGTGTCCAACTGTAGCAACACCAACTGTAGCAATTCCTGCTACAAGATTTCTAATTGATCCAATACCTACAGTTGCAATACCTACATCAGCATCAGTGATATCTGCAAATGTAATTGTAGAAACTCCTACAACTTGATGATCACCAAACAAGTCAAGAACTGTTCCAATTCCAATAAATCCACTGGTAATTGAAGAAACTCCAACAGTTGATACTCCAACTGTTTCATGAGTTACAGTGGCAGTAGTGACAGTTGAAATTCCTACTCGCTCTACAGTAATTGTTGCAAAACCTACAGTAGCAACACCAATGTATGTAACACCTATTGTGGAAATGCCAATATCTGCATTTGCGATAGTGGTGATGCCAAGTCTTGATGATGTAATTGAAGCAAATCCTACAGTTGCAACACCAATGTAAGATTGGTTAATGGTTGCAAAACCTACAACTCTTAGATTTGCATTTAAATCTAAATCATATCTTGGTTGAGTTGATCCAATACCAACAGATCCAACTCCACTAATAACAACAGCATCTGCAGGAGTTAAATTGACTTGAAAAACTTGATCTGTTTCCTCTACACCTACAGTTAACTTATCTCTAATGTAGGCATCACCTCTAATGTCTAATTCTTGAACAGGTGAATTTGTGCCAACAGATACACTATTTTCTGCTATTATTCTGTCATTAGCATAAATGTCACCAACTACATCTAATTCAAATGATGCTAATGTCTTACCAATTGCTACTTTTTTGGTTAATGCATCAGCATACAGTGCTTGTGTTCCAACACCAAGACCAGTTCTAACTACAAAATAGTTGTCCTTAGATGCCATTGGGTTCCACTATCCCCCTTTTAGTTTATTTATACAAATGATCCTACTGCAGTAGTAGATCCACTAATTGTACCATTATTTGTTAGGGATACTGAAGTCCCATCAACTCTTATAATTGCAGCACCTGCTGCTCCCCCAGAAGTTCCACTTCCTATACCTTCACTTTCACAATACAATCCAATTCCAAAAATATTAAAGCAAATTGTACCAGTAGAACCAGCATTACATCCATCACATCCACGAGTACCCCATTCTCCACCAAATCCACCACCATTTGCACCACCACCTTTTGAACTAGATCCATTACCAGATCCATCACAGTTATCACATTGACTCTCAGTATAGCATCTACCATTAGTGCCAGTAGCATTATTTCCTGCTAATGACCCAGTTTGAAGTTCATATCCCCTGCCAGGACCACCATTACCACCACTACCAGAGCAAGCAAAGTTAAAACTGTCAAAAGAATAGTTTCCACCACGACCACCTGCTCCACCACCACCTCTAATCTGACCACCACTTTCTACAACAACTTCACAAGATCTATCAATTCCAAATGCAGGAGATCCAGCACCACCATTTGCGACACCACCTTTACCATACAATCTACCATTTCCATTAACAATATATTGTAATTTTATTGTGGAGGAATCCCAAGTGCTAGTTCTTAAAGCAACAGCAGATGCTGAATCAGTAGCACCTAATGTATTTCTTATTAAATGATAGACTTTTTTAGTTTGAGTATCATTTGATCTACTTGGAATTCCTTTAAAACCCCCAATAACTGTAGCTGATGAATCAAATACAGATCCAGAGTTG